AGGCAAGGCAAGGCAAGGCAAGGCAAGGCAAGGCAAGGCAAGGCAAGGCAAGGCAAGGCAAGGCACACACGCAAAAGCAAAAGCAAAAGCGCAAAAGCAAAAGCGCAAAAGCAAAAGCAAAAAAAAATTAGGAAACGATTACAACGAACATACAAAACAACGACAGCCGCCTCAGCGCCCAAATCCAAATAAAGTTACTGTTCACCTTTTTTGTCTTTCCGTTCAACTTATCCCGGCTTAGAATGTAAGTGTCGAAAGGAACTCTTTGTCCAACTCGAAGTCAAACTACGACCATCTTTGGTTCTGCGATTGGTGCGGCAAACAGTACGTTGTCCCCCAACTCGCCCGTGACTGCGAGGAGAAACACTTACGAGAAAACTCTGTACAATAGAGACATGCTCCCAGAATCTGAAAAAGAGTTTCTGAACTCACTTGGACCACTTATCCCAAACCGTCTTTTGGCGCTTCACGAGGCTGGTTGGTCTCTCAAGGAACTAGGTGATTCTCTAACACCACCGCGTCCAAAATCTACGGTTTACAACTGGATTAAACAGGAAAACACTGGCTACATAGACAAAGATAACCCAGCCCCTCTGCCAACTCCTAATCTTCCTGTACGCCCAATCTCCCCCAAGGTTCCGCCTAAACTTGTTCCAGAACTTAAGCGTCTTGCTCATCTAGCGCAACGCTGTCGAGCAAAAACGCCCTCACATTCGCCGTTTCGCATAGCAAATGAAGACCTAACCCAAATCACTACCGAGTTATACCTAAAAGGCGTTCCCGTCCAAAGAATCGCTAAAGCCTGTGGGGTTTCCTCAAGGGCAATGTTCCGCCGAGTAAGTAAAGGACTATCAACCCTATGAAACCTGACCTCTGCTGTGTTGTGTGGCTAAACCCTTCGCGTGTCGACCACCCTCAATCAAGGCTTCTTCAAGCCCTAACCAGTCACGGCACCCCACCAAAACCACTTTCAATCCCTCGCGAGGAATTACAAGCCTTCAAAAACGCTACTTACATTTATTCAGAAGACGATTTCCAAAAAAGACTGAACAGTTCAAGCCCGGAATCACCTATTATCATTTCCACCGAACTTGCTACCGAAATCCTCGGTTGGGAAGACTTTCAATTCACGCATTACATCCGATAGGAACCCAGTGAGACTTCTTGACACTTTTCCAGCCAATGTTCACATCACTCCAAGCGATACTTACCCTAACTTAGACATGTATAGCATCAATCATCTTCAAAATTCAGCAGTAAGAGGCTCAAAACTTCTTCCCGTTACCCGTGTTATCGCAGATGAGACAACTATTTACATTGGTGTTGATTCAAGTACTGGTCCTGTTACGTTTTTTAGGGAACAATACACAAAAAAAGAAGTAGACGAGCAAAAAATAACACGTTTTATCACAGTTACGAATAAAATTATCGCAGTTAAAAAAGATAGGTCTTGTGGTTGCGGTTCAAGACTAAAAAACTGGTCACCAGTTGGCTCAATTTCGAGCGCTAACTAAGGAATAACATGCAAACTCTGAATATTGTTGATTTTATTGTGTTTTCATTGGCAATTTACCGCGCTACAAGGCTAGTTACGCGGGATGAAATCTTTTCTAACATCAGAAATAAGATATGGAACCGCTATCCGCCAGAAACTACACGCACAGGATACCTATTTACTTGCGAGTGGTGCTCTAGCGTGTGGCTAGGATTAGGCTTTGCAACTTGGTATACAATCGACTCAACAACATTCCGCTTTTTTGCAGTTGCATTAGCACTTTCTGCGATGGCTGGATTGCTTACCGCGTATGAGAACAAGGAATAACCCTCATGCTCCGTAGTAAAAACGACAAAGGAGTAATAAATGGGTGTATTTAGTCGTGATGATGCCGACCGTCCAGTACGCGCTTTCAATTCTGGTGGCAATCCACTAGAACCACTGCCATACTCAGCAATCCGTCCTTTAACTGCTGCAGCGCAACAAGTAAAAATTGGGGACAAAGGGGAATCCGAGCAGTTTCGTCAACGTCGCTCTGCTAACTCATCTTCTTGGCAACAAGAGGCTTGGGAATACTACGATGCAATCGGCGAACTTAAATATGCATTCAATCTTGTATCATCTGTAATTTCACGTATCCGCATTTACGCAGCAGTTGTAGAAAATCCTGCTGAAACTCCTGTAAATGTTAGAGACTCTTCAATTATTGACCAGCGCATGAAAGACGGCGCAGAACGCGCTCTAGGTCGCTTAGATTCTGCTTACGGCGGTCAGGCTGGACTACTGCGCGACGCTGCTCTTAACCTTTCCGTTGCTGGCGAATGCTACTTAGTACAGATGCCTTCACAGCCTATGCGCGGAACCTCTGAATCTTGGGATATTAAGTCTGTAGATGAAATTCTTGCAGACCCTAAGGGTGGTTACAACGTAATTGGTCGTCGCGAGCAATCAACTGGTAGCGGTATGGGCGGTTCCCAAAATAGAAACACTCAGCAACTAGGCAATCAAGCATTTGTAGGACGCATCTGGCGTTCACACCCTCGCTATTCAGATGAAGCAGACTCATCACTACGCGGTTTGCTAGACCTTTGCGCCGAACTACTTCTTCTTAACCGTACTTTCCGCGCAACAGCACGCTCACGCCTAAACGCTGGCGCACTTTACATCCCAGATGGCTTAAGCGTTGCAGCAAATGCGCAACCTGATTACCCATACTCTGATGATGTAGATGTAGACCCAGACATTCTTATCGAAGAACAGCAAGATGATTTTGAAGAGCAACTTATTGACGCGATGACCACTCCTATTAAGGATGAGGACTCTGCCAGCGCAGTTGTTCCACTTATCATTCGTGGTCCTGCAGAACTTGGCGACGCTATTAAGCAGTTCAAGTTTGAGCGTTCTTTTGATGCAACTCTTGTCCAACGTGCTGACCGCGTACTGGAACGCATTCTGCAGGGCGTAGATGTGCCTAAGGACGTAGTAACTGGTTTAGCCAACGTCAAGTACTCAAACGCCCTGCAGATTGATGAGACGCTCTACAAGACTCACATTGAGCCACTCATGCTTCTTATTGCAGACGCTCTTACAGTTGTTTACTTGCGTCCTTACCTTTTGGCAAATGGTTTCGCAGAATCAGACGTAGACCGCATCGTTGTTTGGTATGACCCATCAGCAATCTCAACTCGCAATGACCGCGCTGCTGATGCTGATGCAGGTTTCGACAAGATGGCAATCTCGCTTTCTACTTGGCGACATGCTCACGGCTTCTCAGATGCAGATGCTCCTACTCCCGAAGAACTTGCAATCCGAATGTTCTTTGAGAAGGGTATGCTCTCGCCTGAACTTACCGAAGCAGCACTCGCTGCCCTTGCTCCTGACATGATGACCAAGATTAAGGGTGCGCAACAGGCTTCATCCGTTGGTCCGCTACCCCCTGAGGTTGCTCAAGCCCTTTCAGGCGAGCCACCAGCAGAGGCACCAGAAGAACCTGTTGCTCCTACAGAAGAGCCAGTCGAGGCTGGTATACCTCTAGAACCAACAGTAGAAAACTTCCCTGAATTGTTTGGTCCTCCTACAGAAGGTGTAGAAAATGCCTAACTCAGACCCAAAGACTCCTGCGCCAAGGAAAGACAGAATTAAAGGTTCCGATACAAACCCTAAAGGTTCTGCCTCGACTGGAAAATCTAAGGCTATTAAGTTTTCTGCAAAAGTAGAGAAGTCTTTAAAGAATAAAGTTTCCGAGCACAATAAAGATGCTAAAGAAGGTCGTAAGGCTACTTTAGGAATGCTTAAGGCTGTCTACCGCCGAGGTGCTGGTGCTTTTTCAACAAGCCACCGCCCCGGAATGAGCCGTGACCAATGGGCAATGGGTCGCGTTAACGCTTATCTAAAACTTCTTAGGTCTGGAAAGCCTTCTAACTCTGCTTACAAGCAAGATAACGACTTGCTTCCTGCCTCTCATCCTCGTAGCACAAAAAGTTCTGCTTCTTCTTTGACATTAACAGCATCTGCTCGCCTAGTTCCAGAAGAGCAAGACCTAGCAGAGGCTCTACTTGAAGTTGTTGCTAAGCACGGAAAGTTCAACGAAGACCAAATCGGCGTTTGGGCTGGCTACACTCCTGCTGCAGAGAATGAAGTTGCAAAAATTGGCGTTATTTGCGCCAACTGTGTTTTCTACCAAGGTGGAGACCAATGCCAAATTATTGCACTACCAGTAGAGCCTATGGGCAAGTGTCGTTTTGCAGTACTTCCTGAAGGCGCTGTAAATGACGATGCAGTTATTGAATACGACAGAGCAAAACTAGAACAAGACGTAGATGATGTTTACTACGAACAAGAACTTTCTATAACGCTCAAAGATTTAGAAGAGTACGAATCAACAGAAGATGCCATTACTGCTTTAGCAGAATTTTCTGGCTTAGGTTACGAAGTTATCCCAGCACTTCGCGCAACATGGTTGCGAGCAGTTAAAGATAGCGAAGACCCATATAGCCGTGTAAAAAATCTGGCAGAATATACATACGACAGTAAAGACGCTGACTTATTGCCTCAGTTCGAGAAGGGTACTTCTTCGTGAATAACAGAATTAAAGTAACTAAAGGCGTAAAGCGTCGTTCAGCAGTTGAACAGGCTCTTTTAATTCGTCAAGACGTATTGGCTGTTATTGCCTCTGCTAACTCCAGAGTTGCGCCAC